ATTTACATATAGGTAGTCAAGAAACGATGATGAAAGAGTGGAAAGATTTTAAGAAAAAGCTGTTATCAGAGCCCGACTCTTACATTACCATAGGTGGGGATATGATGAATAACGGTACTAAAAACAGTGTAACGAATGTTTACGAAGAGACAATGAGACCAAGAGAGCAGAAGAAATGGTTAGTTGAGCAGTTATCAGATATTAAAGATAAAATATTATGCGTGGTTCCCGGTAATCACGAAAACAGAAGCGTAAAAGAGGTAGACGACAACCCATTATATGATGTTTGCTACAAATTGGACATTGAAGATAAATTTCGTGAGAACATGGCTGTACTAATTATCAGATTAGGGGACGTCAAAGGTAATGGTATGAGAAACCCTACGTATACTGGAGCTGTGGTACATGGCTCAGGTGGAGGCGCTCTCACTGGAGCGGCCATAAACAGAAACGAGCGCTTTGGATATGCTTTTGATGGGTTGGATTTCCTAATAGTCGGACATTCTCACAAGCCCGCAAATACGGGCCCGGCTAAGATAGTGATAGATAAAGCTAACAAAAGAGTTTCGCTGAAACCTTTTAAAGTAATCATTTCTACAGCGTGGCTTGATTATTCGGGATATGCTGTGAGAAAACAAATGCTTCCGGCGTATCATTGTTTACACGAACTAAAGTTAAATGGAAATAAGAAGGAAATGAGAGTGACGCTATGATTTTTAATGTGAAAGAGTTGATAGTATATGTTGCTCACCCATATGGGGCTGACCCTAAAAATGCTGCAAAAGTTGAAGATATTATCAGAGATTTAGTTGACAAATATCCTAGATATTGCTTTATATCACCGATACACGCTTTCGGTTTTTTATATGAAGATGTGGACTATGAAGAAGGTATGGAGCATTGTTATACGCTACTTAATATATGTGATGAGATATGGATATATGGCGATAGTCAAGGTACTCGATTAGAAAGAGAGTTTGCAGAATTGTACGGTATTCCTATTAAGGAAATGAGGTGATGCTAAGGTGGACACAAGACAAATGTTTGGGCGCGAGGTTATATACTCTTCAGAAGAAGTTATAACGAAAGAGAATGTAGTAAAAGTTCTAAAAGACGCTTATTCAACACATCAAAAGAATAGTTCCGATATTGATTATTTATATAATTACTATAAGGGTAATCAGCCTATTTTACAAAGAGAGAAATTAATAAGACCTGAAATTAACAACAAGATTGTAGAGAACCACGCTTACGAAATAGTCGATTTTAAGAAAGGTTATGTATTTGGGGAGCCCGTACAGTATGTACGTAGAGGTGAAGAGGACGGAGTATCAGATAAAATAGCTTTACTTAACGAGTATATGTTCATGGTGGATAAAGCTCTACAGGATAAGGACCTAGCTGAATGGTTCAATATATGTGGTACATCGTATCGAATGGTGCTGCCGAATAAAAATTATACTTATGATTCTGATGAGAGCCCGTTTGAGATTGACACATTAGACCCTCGATATACTTTCGTTGTATATAACAACGGCTTCGGAAAGCGGCCGCTTATGGGAGTAAAATACATCGAGACCGAAGATAGAAAGGTCAAGTTCAGCGTATATACGGACAACAAATACTATGAGATAGTTGACGATAAAGTTGAAACAGAAGATTCTCACGTGTTAGGAGCGGTACCTATCATAGAATATCCCGCAAACATGGCGAGAATAGGCTCATTCGAAGTAGTTTTGGGTTTATTGGACGCTTTGAATAATACAGTTTCAAATAGAATGGATGGGATAGAGCAGTACATTCAATCTTTTATGAAATTTATAAATTGTGATATTGATGAGACTGATTTCATGGCGTTGAAGGAATTAGGGGCAATTAAAATCAAAGGTGAACCCGGAAACCCTGCTGACGTTGACTTAGTTTCACAAGAGTTAGACCAAAGTCAAACACAGGTTACGAAGGACGATATATACCAAATGATATTAATTATCTGCGGTATGCCGGACAGAAATGGAGCTAATCGTACAACAGGTGATACCGGTCAAGCTGTAATACTTAGGGATGGTTGGAGCGCTGCCGAGTCAAGAGCGAGAGATACCGAGTTAGTATTTAAGAGCTCCGAAAAGAAGTTTTTAAAGATTGTGTTGAGGGTAGTGAGAGATTTGAGCCATCTTGACTTGAGTTTAAGTGATATAGACATCAAGTTTACAAGAAATCGTACAGACCATCTGTTAGTAAAAACTCAAGGTATGCAAAATCAGCTTGAAGCTGGTATACATCCTCAAATTGCAATAGCTACGAGCGGGCTATATAGTGACCCTGAGCAAGTTTATATCGACTCAATGAAATACTTGAAAAAGTGGGAATTCAAAGAAGTTGATAATGCGACAAGTAACCAAAAACCAAATCCTGAAAATAATAAGATTGAAGGTGGTGGGGGTTGATTGAACTGAGATGTTGGAAATGCGGTAAGCTGCTAGGGTTTATCGAAGGAAAAGCGGAAATTAAATGCCCTAGATGTAAAGAAATTAATAGAATTAATACCGAGCACCCTAAGAGTGCCGATGAGCTTAACAAATAGTTAGGTTCGTTGGCACTCTTTTTAAATTGCATTGACAGAGAAGTCGGTAAAACTCGCAACGTGAGAGAACACGGAAAACTCAAAAATAATGCAGAGAAGCATCAAAAACACAGGAGGAAGAAATGAAATTAAAAGATCTATTAGGTGACAAATATAAAGAAGGTATGACGATAGAAGAAATCGAAGCTGCTTTAGCAGATTTGAATTTGGTAGACCCTAATACTTTACCTAAATCAGTTACAAAAGAGGTTTTCGATAAGACAGCTTCAAAGCTTGCTAAAGTACAAAAGGAATTGGAGGCTTTAAAAGAAGCAAATATGACCGCTGAGGAAAAATTACAAGATGAGCGGAATAAAGCTCAGGCGGCTCAAAGCTATTATAAGAAGGAATTGTCCAAGCTGAGAGCTAAAGAGATTTTCATAGCGGCGGGTTTAGTTGAAAAGGACTATGAAGGAATTTTGGATGTTGTTGTATCTGAAGATGAAGAAGTCACTAAAACCAGAGCTACAAACATGGTGGAATTGATAAAAAATCAAAAGAAAGCAGCGGAGGACGCATTAAGAGCTGAGCTATTGAAGAAAACACCTCAGCCACCGGGAGGAAAGGGCTCTGAAGGAATGACTAAAGAAGAATTTTCAAAATTAGGATTAATTGAAAAACAGAAGTTTGCAATAGAGCACCCTGAAAAATATAAAGAATTTTATAAGGAGGACTAAAAATGGCATTAAACCATACACACGTTATTTACGATAATTTCGTATTAGCGAACGAAATTGAAGACCAATTTAATTCACATCTCGATTTAATGAGATTTTGCACAGTTGATAATTCATTAGTCGGGGTAGCCGGCGATAAGAAAATAATCCATGTGTATCGAGCTACTGATGGTACCGAGAAACTCGAGATGGGTGAAGGGAATACCAAAGATATTGAGGTAAGCTATGCTCCTGAAGAATATGTAATCACATTAGCACAAAACAGATTTCCTTACTACGATGAGGAAGTTATGAAAGACCCTATGGTGGTACAGGTGGGCTTAGGGCACGCAGCTACTGATATGTTTAATACTGTAAATGGTGAAATCTTTACAGAGTTCAATAAAGCAAGTTTGCGAATATACACAGGTGGAGCAAATACGGCTATAGATTTTGGTTCATTCGCTGATGCTGTAGCATTGTTAAATTTAGAGAACTTAGAAGGTGTTGAAATCTTCGGTTTTGTAAATCCAAAAGATATGGCAGCTTTAAGAAAAACTCTTAAAGATGATTTGAAATATGTTGAATCTTTCGTAAGAACAGGTTACGTGGGAACCGTTGCCGGAGTAAATCTTTACACTAAGAAAGACGCTGAAGAGGGAACTATCGTAATTGGAACCAAAGAAGCTGTTACTATGTTCAATAAAAAAGGTGTTGAAGTTGAGCAGGAAAGAGACGCGAACTTTAGATTGAATGAAATCTATTCAAGAAAATACTACTTGGCTGCTTTAACCGACGCTACGAAAGTTGTAAAGATTGTTAAAGGGGCTCAACCGAAGTACGTTTTAACATTTGACGAGACGAATAATGTGACTTTAACTACTGAAGTTAAGCAAGGCGACACGGTTATTACAGCTGAAGCTAATGGGACATATAAACTTTATAATGGCACATATACGTACAAGCTGACAGCTACCG